ACGTAACCGACAAAGCCGTCAAAGATTTGCGGGGCGACTAATTCCGCCGCCGTGATTTCGCACATACGACCTTGCACCAAAAACGCGCCCGTGCCGATTTGTATTTTTTGACCGACGATTTGCGCGGCAAGTTCGTTGCCGTAACCCTTGTAATATCCGTTTGCTTTGCTTTGGTCTATAAAACGCGAGCGTACTTCAAGCGCGTACAAATTCGCGTTGAAATTAAAACAACCTTGAAACGTTACGGGTTTTATCATTGCTGACCTCCTAATTTTTGATAACTTCGGTCAAAAGTATTTTCTTAAAACCGAGTTTGATTTTTGTATTTTTGCCGTCGCTGTCAAGCGTGATTATTTTCTCGCTTATGGGCAACGTCTTAAATAACTTACCGTCGTAATAAAGGGCAACCTTCGTATAAAGTCGGTATCCCGAAAAGTCTATCGGGTCAATCGTTTTATTGTTGTCGATAATGATATTATCAACGTATCGCGCGTTAGCGAGTTCGTAAACTGCGTTAAATTGCGCGTCCGCCAAATATTCCGACTCGTAATACTTTGCCTTTACGGGGTAGAGCCGCCCGTCGATATTCCCGTTTTCGTCCGATTGTACAATGTTGTTGTTTTTATCGCGGTAATAATAGACGGTTGCAATAGTGGAGGGGCGGGGCTGATATTTCGGGATATAAACGGGGTTTCCGTCTTTATCGGTAACGGGATCGCCGTTTGCGTCCGTCTTTTGCGTTGTGGTGTAAATGATATTGCCGTCCGCGTCCGTTTCGGGCGTTTCGACGTTGTATTTGATAGTTGCAACCGTTTTATTTGTCGTCGTCGAAGTCGTGGTTAGTTCGTGGATAAAGTCGCGTAAATCGACGCTTACGGCGTCCGTACACTTAACGAACGTAAAGACGATTTTACCCGCCGCGACGTCGTAGTAACTTTCGATATTGTACTCGTAGTATTTCAAGTAGCATTTCAAGAATTTGTACGCATTGACAAATTGATATGTACCCGCATAACTGCCGTACGTTGTCGTCGTGTCGGTGTTGTCGGTCGGGATATTGACGACAACGGGGATTTTGTTTACCGCCGTATCTTTGCCGTTAAAGACTTGCGTTTTTACCTTTGTAAAGATAGCCGACAACCGCCCGTCAAAACTGCCGTCGGCGGTGTAGTCGAGTAAAATTTCGGTATCCCAAAGGGTTTTGAAGTCAAGCCCTTTGACGGTACGTTTATTGTATTCGGGTTTTATTTCGTCGGCAAAGCAAGCGTACTCGTAATTTCCGCGGTCGTCGTTAAGCACGGCGATTTTTGCGTCGTTTATATCAACGTCGCAAACACCTTCGGTGGAAAACGAGTCGTTGTCGTAAACGCGGGTCGTTAAATCGTACGTCGCGTTGTCAATGTTCGTAATATGCTTTTTATTTTCGTCGTATATTGCGATATACACGCCCGCCTCCTCCTTTTAGTCGAATAAATAACGTTTGATTGATACTTCGATTGCGCCGTCGTCGTCCGCGGTCATATTTGCACCGATAAAATATTCGCCTTGCGGCAAGTATAAAAACGATTGTTTCGTTTTGTCGGTCAAACCGTAACCGTTCGTCGATACGCCGTCCGTCGTAACCGTGATTTTTTTTGTCGTCGGCTCGATTAAAATTTCCGTGCCGTCGGCGTTGTTTGTAGAAAGCGCGATTTCTTCGATTGTCTTACCGTCAAGAGATTGCAAGTAAAGACGTATATTGTTCGCTATCGCGCCCGTAATGCGTATTGTGATAGGTGCGTCAACAAAAAACGAGTTTGTGATTTTGTACTTTGACTTAAACACGCGCCCCGCAAATCCGAACGGAAAACCGAGCGGAAATTTTGTATCTTCGGCGCGGGTCGATTTCAAAGCGAAAGACTCCTCGACGCGTTCGTACCAATACGTTTGACGTTCAAAAGAAAACGTTTCGACAAATAAACCTTCTTCGTTTATTTCCGATTTCGGCGCGCTTTTCAAAACAACGTCGCAATATTTATCGGTAATGCCGTCGTCATACTCAAATAAAAATATCGACGTTCCGCACTCCGCAAGAAATCGAAGTAATGCTTTGTAATTGCTGTATCCGTTCGATCCGTCCGCGTTGAAATAAATCGAAAGGGTTATCGGGTCAAATTCGGGCTTAACGTTCGTAAGGTGTTTGCCTTTTTCGCTTTCTTTGTAAGACAACGAAAAGTTGTTGCCGAGTCCTTGCGGTTCGGCGGCAAGCGCGGTTTCGCCGTTCAAGTCAAACGAATTTGATTTGTCGTAGGTGTGTAGAATAAACCGCCTCATTACATAGCCTCCGCAAGTTTCATATTGATTTCGCGGACGAGTTTATCGGTATCAACCTCCGCCGCGTAGTTTTGTATCGTAACCGTGATATTTTGCGTTGTGTTTTTCGTGCTGTTGTCGTAGTTGTAAATATCGCCCGACGTTCCCGTGCCGTTGCCGTTATCGTAAACCGTACCGCCGTTGTTATTGTCTTTCGGTTGCGTCGGCGCGGTACTATCAATAATAGCGTTGACGTCGTCCATATCTTTGATTTCCGACGTATCAATGCGGAGTTTTACTTCCGCGATACGGTCGATATGTACACCGAGCCAACCCAAAGACGAATTGACGCCGTCAATAAGTTTGTTGATTATGCCGATAACGAAGTTTACGGCGTCCTCTACAACACCTACAACGATATTGATAATCTTTACGACGCCGCCGAAAATCTTTGTAACGACGTTTCCGAAAATCTTAAATATCGGAGCAAGCCAACCGAGCAACGTGCCGAGCATTTGCAAAGGCACTTGTAAGGCTTGTAAAACGACTTTTAAGGGGATAAGGGCAACCGACAAAAGCGGTTGTAAAATACCGAATAACGCTTGTATTGCAACTTGTATCGGCGTTAATATCATTTCGACAACCGACATAAGCATATCAAGCAACGGCGAAATAATATCGAATATCGCTTGTATAATGCCGATAACGGGTTGTAACGCCTCGGATATAATGTTTATCGCCACCGCAAGCACGCCGCCGACAAGGTCGATTATCGGTTGCAAAACTTGCATTACCAAATCAAGCACTTGCATTACTGCGTCGAGCGCGGGTTGCAATGCCTCGCCGAGCGTGGATACAAGGTTGTTTATCGAGTCGCGGAACGCCTCGCACCGCGTGTAAAGCAACAACAAAATTGCCGCAATAACCGCAATAATGAGTATAATCGGGTTAGCCGCAAGCGCGGACAAACCCGCTTGCAATGCGGGGATAAGTTTTATAATGCCACTGATAGCCGATACCACTTTACCGATACCGAGCGCAAGTGGGGCAAGTGCCGCCACCGCGAGCAACTCTTTTGCCGCAAACGCTTGTTGTTCTATCGTAAGGGAGTTAAACCATTCGGCGAGTTTTTGCAATTTCGGAATAAGCGACGTATTGATTATTTCGGCAACGCGTTGCAATAGTGGGGCGAAAGACGCGCCGATTTGCAAGCATACGTTTTTTAAGGACTCTTTCAATAAATAGATCGTGTCGTCAAGTTTTGCAAGAGCGGCGACTTGTTCGTTTGAAAGCGCGCCGATTGTTTCAAATTCCGACTTAAATTGATTGATCGCGTCCGTTCCCGCGTTAAGATACGGCAACATTTGATTTGCGATTTTATCGCCGAAAATTTCGTTTGCGTAAGCCGTTTGCAACGTTTTATCTTCCATATTTGAAAGCGCGTCGATAATGCCGTCAAACATTGCCTCTTTGCTGTCGAAATCTTCCACGCGTAAGCCGAGCGATTGCAAGGCTTTTGACGCGTTGTTGATTGTTCCCGCCGATAAATCGACAATCGCCGCACGGGCTTTTATAAGTGCTTTCTCGAACGTATCCCACTCAACGCCCGCTTGCGCCGTAACGTATTGATATTCTTGTACTTTCTCGGCGGAAATACCGAGCCGCAAAGACAAGTCGTCAAGTTCCGCTCCCGTAGCCGCTGTTTTTACGCCGAGCGTTGCCGCCGCCGTTCCCGCGGCAAGTGCCGCCGCCGAAAACGGAGCAAGGGTTTTCCCGACGTTCGATATAGCGTTGCCGACTTTTGTTACGCGCGACGAAATCGCGTCAAACTTGATTTGATTGATTTTTTCAAGTTGTTTTTCGAGTTGTTGCGCTTGTAGTTCGGTTTTCGCGAGTTCCGCTTTAAGTTTGCGATATTGATCGGTGTCAATGTTTCCCGCGTTTTCCAAATAGTCTAAACGGCGACGCAATGCGTCCGCATTTGCCGCCGTTTGGTCTATCGCGTTTTGTGCTACCTTTTGCGCGCGGGCGAATTTATCCGAGTCAAATTCGAGTTCGAGGCTCTTTTGCAATGCGTTTAATTCGGTTTGCGACTGTTGCGCCGCTTTCCGCATAGACGACATTTCTTTGTTGAAAGACGACGCGTCCGCGCTGATTTCAACGGTTAAGCCTCTAATACTTTCCGCCATTTGCCGAGCCTCCTTTTAAGAATTTGACCGCGTCGCTTTGTGATACGTCGCGCACGGTAGTATTTGTTTCTTTTGCCTTTGCCGCCCGCATTTGTCGGATCATTTGCTTTAAGTTCGCAATATCAATCGACATAATCAAAACGTAAAGGTCGTTAAAATGCGAGTTGCGGATAAACACGTCTTGTATTTTGTGTTCGACGCACTTTTGCATTATCGTTATGTATCGCGGCACGGGTAGGGTTTTATTTTGGTTGTCGGCGGACGGTTCAAGTCGTTTGTAGATCGCTAACAACCGCATAAATTCCTCGCCGTGCGTTACAAGTTTTTTGAGTTTGCTGTTGCCCCTTGAAGTGTAATTTCAAAAACGTATTTGATTTTGTCGGTAAGTGCGGTAAGATACTCGCCGTCCGCCAAATCAAACAACTTCAAAAACGACTTGTAATCGGGGAGTTTGTCGCTGTCTATAAAGCAATAGAGGGCTTTAAGATTTGACAAAATGTGCGCTTTGCTATCGGCAAGCCCCGCTTTGCCGATACGTTCAACGTAGGCAAAGAGTGTTTCCGTTTTTGCTTGCGCGGGAAAGTTAGACTCCCAACGTTCCTCGGCAAACAACGACGTATCAATACCGATTTCAATTTCGCTTTTATTGACGACGAGTTTTCCGTCGCCGTCAATTTCTTTTTCAAGTAAGGGTAATTTCGTTTTTATCACTTTTCAAGCCCTCCGCGCTTTTATTCTGCCATAGTCGGCAAAACGACTTCGTCGCCGAACGTATCGAAATCGGTATCGTCGGGGGTAACGGTCATTTGCCAAACAATAACTTCGTTGCCCTTGTCGTCGAGATACTTTTGACCGTTTGCCGCCAAAAGCGGAGTGCCGCCGATTTCGAGTGCGGTGTCGAAAGACGACTCGTTAATATCGTCGGTAGTTTGGTCGAAAGACTCGGCGGGGCGGGTGGACGTTACGCCGTAAAGCATAGTTTTTGCAAGCACGGTTGCGCCGTCCTCGTCAATGCCGCACGTTTCAAAGTAAATAACGTGCGAAATATTTTTGACTTGCTTAATATCGGCAAGCCCTTGTTTTGTCTTGATTTTGCGACCCATTGCGATTTCGTATGCGTCGCAAACGTTGTTTTGAGTGAGTGTCGCCGTTTTGCCTTTTTCGTTGACGATATGGACGATACGGCGTCCGTCGCCGTAAATCTTCTTTACGGACGAGTCGTTTTCAAGCGCAAGTTTCATTGACGTTCCCATATCTTGAAACGCCCCGAAAGAGCCTTGCGCGGTAGGTACTGCGTACTTCACGTTTTGCACGTTGAAACGTACAAGAGTTTTTTTATTTGCCATTGTTAGATCCTCCGTTTTGGATAGTTTTTTTGATTGCGTCAAAGACTTGCGGCTCGGTACTATCAAAGCACCGACGAATAAAGCCCGCGTGCGGCGATTTTTCGGCGTATTCCAACACGTTTGAAAGCGGTATATTTTCTTTACCGCCGCCGTTTACCGTCTTTGTGTTGCCGACGTATCGGCGATCTTTGTATTTTGTTTTGATTTCCCAAGAGTCCGCCATTCCGCCCGTATCGCGCGGGGTTGCTTGTTCAACGGCTGATTTGAAAACTTCCGCGCCCGCTTGTACGGCGTTTTGTCTTACGTCGAACGACGAGCGTTGAAAGTCCGTCAAAATTTCCGTCAAAGCGTCGGGCATATCTTCGAGCGCGATTTTGCCCGTCGATATGCTTTTCGTTTTAGCCATTGTCCGCCACCTCAAAATAAACAAACTCGACGTTAAGTCCTCGATACGGATTGTCTATATCGGCAATATCGCTTGCGTCATTCGCAAGTCGAAAGCGTTTATTACTCAAAACCGCGTTTTTGACCGCTTGCAAGCGTGCTTGCGCGTCCGTATAACGCGGGTCGGTCTTTTCGTACGAGTAGTAGTAATTGACGTCGATATACACGCGAGAAAGCGTACAAGCACCGTCGCCGAAAGTGTGCGGGCGGTTGCTTACAACACGAAAAACAACGTACTCGTCCTTATTGACTGCCACGTCGGAATTTTCGATATAATCCGCGTCCACTCTTCGCAAGTGGTTTGACAATACGCCGTAGGGGAGTAGTGTATCGTCAAGGATTTTTTGTATAACCGTCCTAACGTCCATTATCTAACCTCGTATTTTTTGACTTGAAATTCGAGCATTTTGTTTTGCTGAAGGTAATTGTCCGCCGCCGCCGCGAGTTTGAAAGCGTGCGCGTCGTCGATAACGCCGTTAAGGTATATGCGGACGTCTTTTGTTATCAAAGCGTCGTAAACGGCTTTGACGTACGGCATACGCACGCGGGCGGGGCGGATAACGCCGTCGGACTGTTGTTGTATAGCCGCCGCCCCGTAGGACGAAAGCCATTCAACATAAAAACAATCGGTTGTTATCGGTTTGCCGTCGTCGGTCGTTCCGATATTTACTTTGATTGTTTCCCATTCCGTCGCCGCGCCGTTGCCCGCAACGTATCGCGTCTTTTGTACGGCAAAACGTACAAGAGTTCTTTTTTCTTTTACCGTTTGCGCCATACTACCTCCGCATTTGCGAAATCAACGCGACGATCATACCGTCTTTTTTTACGATTTCGTCGGGCGTGCCTTTATCGACTGCGTCGGCGTAAATAGCCTTGACGGCATACGCGCGTTTGCTTGTTATAAGTTCCGCGGGAACGCCGCTTGCGCGCATAAATTCCTCCGCTGCGTCGATAGAGTCTTGCACTTCTTGTTTTTTGTGCGGGTCGGCGTCATAGTAGCCCATTTTATAGAGAATTTTATCAACTTCTTGCATTGTTGACCTCCTAAACGTTTACCGTTGCGTATCGGCTATGCGCCCGACCCGCACGAAAAATCAAGCGAATTTTAACCGCCGACGTTAGTTTTTGCGGCTTTTTGTACGGACATAAAGCCGTTGTACACGGCGGGAGAGCCGCCGACAAAACCGCTTACTTTGAAAGCGATAACGCCTTCTTTGAATTTGTAGTCGGTGGATTTCTCGACGTCAAGGTCGGTAAAGTACGCGAGTTCGTACGCTTTAAGTTTGCCGTAAAGCATATACGGATCGCCCGCGGTTACGCTTGCGAACGCCGCAAGTTTGCTCGTGCATACAAACGGAATACCGTTGATCGTTCCCGAATTTCCGCGGACAACGATTTCGTAAGCGCGCTTTTTGTCCGAGCCTTTGACTTTCGCAAATTCTTTGAGCGTCAATTTGTTGAGTATCAACGTTGCGTCGCCCTCAACGTCCTCGTCGCCGCCGTAGTCGAAAATGATATTATCAAGCGTGTTTTCGTCGATAGTCGCAATCGTCTTGCGCTGATCCGCATTGATAATCGTTGTCGGTGCATTGATAATGCCGACGAGTTCGCCGCTACCGCTACCGTTAAGGATTTGCGAAATAAGTTTCTTGCGCCACGCGCCCTCGATTGCTTTTTCAACCTCGGCGGTGTAGCGTGCGGGCGGTAACTTTTCGACTTCTTCGTTGACCTCGGCGTATGCGGTGATTTTGACTTTGTTAATCGTCGCATAATCGAAAGTCGGTTCGGCAACGGTATAAGCCGCGCCTTCCGCGGTTATGCCGCCCTCGCCGATCGTTTTAAGGAACGGGGCTTTGTAACTTTCCGCTCCCGCGCCTTGCAAAGGTACGATTTTAACGAGTTTGTCGAGCGTTCCGACTTGTTCAAACGCGGGGTTGATTTCGCCGCTTGCAAGGTCGGTCATTGCGACTTTTGCGGTAGAAACGGCGCGAAGTTCAAACGTTGCTTTATTGCCCGCTTTAAGGGCGTTTGCGCGCTTTTCGAGTTCTTCGTTTTCCGCGGCGCGTCTTTCTTCTTCCGAGGGATTGCCCGATTTGAATACAACGCCGTTTGCGGGGGCGGGTGCGCCGCCGTTAGGCTTGCGAGCCGCGCGGAGTTCTTCTTCGCGTTTTGCGTCGTCGGCGTCTTTCTTTGCGCGTTCGATAGTGTAGTCGAGTTTTTCGACTTCG